TTTGCGGACTTTCGTTTCTATCCCGGCATCCGTCATCCGAAGCGCCACGGAAAACTGCGCCATGCCGAGGCGCCGCCCGATCTCTCGTTGCGACACGCCAGCCGCCGCCCATTCGCGCACGGCGGCAATGGTGGCTTCGTCCCATGGGGGGAGCGCCTTGCCGGCGCTCATGCTGCGCCGTCCCGCACAAACGATTGCGGCTCAACCGCTCCGTTGGTCGCGCGCTGGATTTCCAACGCTATCTCCAACGGTGGCACGCGCCGGCCGGTTGCCCAGCGCGACACCTCGGAGGCATCGCGGCCAAGCATCGCGGCCATTTCGCGGAGGGGGATTTTGTTTTGGCGGAGATATTCGTGCAGGGTCATGGCCGGAAGTGTGGCCATAATGGCAAGTTGGGTCAAGCGGGAAAAGTTTGCCGGCGCGGCATTTTAATGGTTGACGGGGCTTTGCCGTTCTGGCAACGTGGCGTCACTGAAAACGGAGGATGACATGACGGAACAGGATATCAACGCAGAGGCAGCCCGAATTGTTGAAGCCGCGCAAATCCCGTTTACGCGCGCTATGCAAGCGCATGCGGATATCGTTGCGTTGGTTAAAACGGTAAGGCTGCTTAAAAAAGATGGCAGCTTGCGCGCACTGACAAAGCACTACACAATCTCCGATGCAGTCCGTATGCAGCGTTCTGCCCGAATGAAAGAATACAACAAGCGCCGTATCGGGTCTGTGTAATGTCCAACTTTCCCGACAACTACACCACAACCGCCTACAACGCCGGCCCCGGCCGCGCCATGACGTCCGCCGTCGTCAAGTTGGCCTTCGCCGCGCACATCGACAATGAGCGCGTGCGGGCGGCAATCCAGGCGGCGCTTGACGTGATCGCCCGCATCGATGCCGATAACCACTGCATGGCGCCCGGTTACGGCTGGAGCGATATCGTCGCCGGCCTGCTCGACATGATGCCGCGCACGGATTGCGCCGAACGGGTGGCGCTGCTGGACGAGTGGGCGGCGGATCGGGTGGGGGAGTGCGTGGGATGACCCTTACCATTCACAGCATCGTTGCCGTCCCCACCCTCTCCCCCGCCGATGACGCGCTGGCCTACGCGCTGGATCGTTGGCTGCCAGGTGTTGAGCCGCACGAGATTGAGCATGTGCGGGAGCGGCTGCGGGAGCGAGGGTTTGATGTGTTGGGGTTGGTGCAGGAGGTGCGGTCGTGACCCCCTCCTACATGGTCCAATACACTGCCGAAGACGTGGAAGATGCCGCCCGCGATTTGGCCGGGCAACTTGCGCAGCTTGAAAAGGAAACCGATCCCCACTGGCGCGCCGTGCTGGCCGAACATATCGCAGATGACGCGCAATGGCTGGCCGAAATGCGCGAGACCGTGTTTCCGGCGCTGCCGTTCATTCTGCCGCTAGGGTTGCCGGCGCCGATGCCGAGGGAGGTTGTGTAATGACATGGAACCTACTCCACCTTCTCCCCGCCACCGTTTGCGGCGTGGTGGGCATGTTTTTCGGCTTCTGCCTAATTGGCGACGTGCAAGCCGGCGTTGCCCGAACTTGTGATATCGTCAACGCCTCGGCGCTGTCCGTGGCGGCTTGGGTTGGGGCGGCTGTTTCGCTTTGGAGTGCGCTGACATGAACGCCATTACCGGGTTCCAAACCGTCGCCAGCCCCGCCTTACGCGCGATTATGGATGACCGCCAGCCCGCTGCGATCCGGCTGCGCCAGGTGGCCGCACAGATGCACGGGAAGATCGAGGCGGGAAACCTCCGGCGCCTGCCCGCGTGCGAGCTCGTGGAGATGCGCGCGATTGTTTTTGCGCTGCATGACGTAGCCGACAAGCTGATGGATCCGCCGGAGCCGATGAAGCCGGCGCCGAAGAAGTGGAGGTTTTGGCGATGAACACCCTCCAAATCGCCCTAGTCACCAGCGCCATCCGCGCGCGTGTGGCAGACCTGGCCGCCCTCACGCCAGACACCGACGAAGCCGCGTTACTGGCCGCCATCGAACAGGACGTGCCAGACGCCGCGCATATTGTGACGCTGCTGGTGCGGGCCGTTGGCGAGGCTGAGGCAGACGTTGACGCGATTGGCGAAAGGCTGGTGGCGTTGGCCACACGCCGCGACCGGGCCAAGCGCCGCGCGGAGACGATGCGGGGCTTGCTGCTGACCGTCATGGAAGCGGCGGGAACGCAGAAGTGGAAGCACCCGGAGTTCACCGTGAGCGTGTCGGCTGGAAGGCCGGGGCTGATTATCACGGACGAAACGGCGCTGCCGGAGGAATGTTTCCGCACAGTGCGGGAACTGGACAAAGCCAAAACTAAACAACTGCTGAGTGAAGGTATTCCCATCGCCGGGGCTGAGATGGCGAATGGCATGCCGACGCTCACCATTAGGAGCAAATAACCATGAGCCTCACCACTACCCAAGGCGGCAACGCCCTCGTGCCGCAATCCATGGATCAGGCGGTGCGCCTGGCCGAAATGATGTCGCGCGGCAAGCTGGTCCCGAACCACCTTCAGGGCAGCCCCGGAGACTGCCTGATGGTCATCGAACAGGCGTCCCGTTGGGGTATGTCCCCGTTTGCCGTGGCGCAGTCCACGTCTGTGATCCAAGGCAAGCTGATGTTCGAAGGCAAGTTGGTTGCCGCCGCGCTGCACACGTCCGGCGCCTTGGCCACGCGCCTGTCATACGACTACACGGGCGAGGGCAACGCTCGCACCGTCCGCGTGTCGGCCACGCTGGCAGGCGAGACGACGCCGCGCTGCGTGGACGTAAAGGCAGCCGATGCCCGCACCACGAACAAGATGTGGACGACACAACTTGACCAACAGCTTGCCTACCACGGCGCCCGCGTGTGGGCGCGGCGCTACGCCCCCGAGGTCATGCTTGGGGTGTATGCGCCGGAGGAAATGGAGCCTGCCCCACAGCAGGCTTACAGCGGCCCCACCATCGAAACCGTTGCTGTGCCGGAGACGCCGCAACCCACCACGAACGGCCGCACCCCGCGCCAAATCATTGAAGCGTTTCAAGCCGTGAAAAACGCGCAGGATTATTACGACATCATCGACAACGACGGCCAGCGCATCGCCAAGCTGAAGGAGTTGCGCCCCGCCGCGTTTGAACAGGTGGAGGACGCGCGCAAGGCTGCGGCTGAACGCATGAAAGAAACCCCCGTCACGGAAGCCCCGGCGGCGGCGCAGGATGATGAGGTGCCGGTATGACCCGCTTGCAAGCGTTGGAGGCCGTGGCGCAACGGATGCGGACCATCGTTGCGGCCCGTGAAGCGGAGGAAGGCGAGGGGCCAATAACACGGCTTGCGTTGGACGATGCCGAACAAGCCCTCGACACCCTCGACGCCATCTCCGCCGATCTCGCCGCTGATGGCTATGCGGTGGAACAGGACTGGCAGCCGATTGCGACGGCGCCAAAGGATGGGACGAAAGTGCTGGTTTATGCCCGCGTGCTGCACCCAGAGAAATGGGGCGTTCACCTGGAGCCGATGGTTTGCGCCGCTTCGTATCACCCGGATGCCGGATGGTGCGTCTGCAAAATTCGAGACGCCACCCACTGGCGGCCGCTTCCCACTCCACCCGCCGCAGCCAAGGAGACGCAGGCATGAGCGTGCGGGATCACATTCATTCGGAATTGATGCGCCTCGGCGTCCACACGTCTATCGCGTGGCCGCTGTCCTGTCGTAGCGATGCCGACCGCCTCGCTCTGGCCCGCGCGCTGGTGCCAGAATGCGCGGTGGTGCCGGTGGAGCCGACGCGGGAGATGCTGTTGGCGGCGCCCGGCAGGACCAATCAGGCAACCGAGGAAAGCATGTATCACGGGATCTACCGCGCCATGCTTGCCGCAGCCAAGGAGGCGGGGGTATGAGCGCGCGTTGTGAGCCGCCGGAGGAGTTTCGGTGGAAGGAGGGCCGCCATTGGCTGCGGCTAGGCGCCCATGACAACCTCGATACGGGTGCTGCCGGCCACAATACCTGCCGCGCCGCCACGCTCGCGGGGAGGGTGACGCTGTGAGTGCCATCCCGTTTCGCGCTGAGCCGTTTCGCTACGCCCGCGCTTGGTGCTGCTACCGGCTGGTGATAATCATGCCGATGCGCTGGGCATGGTGGCGTCGGGTGGTGCCCGCCATCGTCCAATATGCTGGCGACTGGGCCTATCGCTACGCGCCGGATGGCGACACAGCGCATTTGCAGGAGACCCGCCATGACCGCCGAATGCCGCCCGCCGATGGCTGAGCGCAAAAGCCGTTTCGTGATAGGCTACGGGTATCGCGCCCACTCAAGCTCGAAGTGCGGCCCGTCCCGCATTTTCCAATCCCCACCCCAGGTAATCGCTACCTGTTCCTCGACCGCCGCGCGCTTTACCGCAGCGCCAAGCGCCGTATAGAGCGGCCAATCCCACCGCACACCGCCCGCCACCAACGCCGCCAGGTCAACGGCGTGCCCGGTCAGGTGTCGGCTATTCATGGTCTGCGATGCGCCCGCCGCGACAAGTTGGCGCTGGCGTTCGACGGTTCGCATCCCCTCGGTGACGATAAAATCGGCGTGTTCACGGGCGCGCGTGATGACGCGCACCATGTCGGGGTGCACGCCGGATAGACGTTGGATATCGCGGGCTGTGAGGGTCACCCCTGCCCTCCCTGGCCATTCGGCGCCACGCCCGGCTTGGCGAGACCTTCGCGCGCCACGCCCTGCATTTTCTCAAACGTCCGAAGCCCGCTTATCCCAAGCATCCCGAGCAACAACGGCAGCATTTCAGACAGGTCCGCCGGGCGAAGATCCATGCCATGCCCAACCGCCGCCGCCACGAACATTCCGACCGGAAGCCCGATCCAAGTCCACGCGCAGCCCGCCGCGCATACCCAGCCAACGAACGGGCGCCACCCGGCCACGAACATGGACGCGCTTCCTGCCTCGACCTTGTTCACCTCCAGCTGCGCCGCGTCGGCTTTGGCTGCCATGTCCATCATCATCTGGACGGCCTCGGCCTTGGCTTTGGCTGCGGCTGCCGGGTCAGGAATAAGCCCAACCAGCCGATCAAGTATTGGGCTGAGAAGCGGGAGCAAAGCTGCGATCATGTCAATTCCCCGGCCGGTTCATCCGCTGCAGCAGGATTGCAAGCTGGCCCTTGATCTCGCCCAGGTCACGCGCCACCAACGCCGAAACCGCGCGGTCTTGATCCTCGCGCTTTTCCAATCCGTCGATCCGCTGGCCATGCGCTGCAAGCTGTGCGGATTGCGTGGCTGCCCACCACCCCGTTGCGAGCGCTTGGCCAAGTATCACGACGATTAGGGCCAAAGGCACCTTTCGGTCCAAGTGCCAGCCTCCTGTGCCGCTCGTCACGTCACTCATGTCAGCAACACAGGCGCGCTCGGCGGCGGCTTGGCCAGGCTATCCTCCCGCACCGCACGCAGCCCGTCACCGGGAGCCCAATCGGCTACGCCATCCCACACCACGGTGTTGATCACCGACCCAGCAGGGATGACGACGATCGTGATCGTGCCATCTTCGTGAAACTGCTGCTGCTCAATGTCCACTGTTGTGATCACGTTGTAACGGTCCATGATCACCACTCCATGATGATGACGACGCCCGGCGCGCCAGCGCCGCCGACACCACCTGCGCGGCCAGTAGTGAGGTCGCCTGCGCCGCCACCGCCACCTCCGGCGCCATAGTTTGCACCCGCGCCGCCTGCGCCACCATTTGCGCTAAGACCGCCGCCTCCTCCAGCCCCGCCCCCCGCAGGCGCAGTGATAGAAAGATATGTCAACGTGGGCGCTACGCCTGATTGTCCAGGCGCACCAGCGGCGCCTCCAGATGCAAAATTGCTACCCCCGTTGTAGTTAGACCCACCTCCAAAATTGCCCGGCTGTGCTGTTGTCCCTGCCAAGTTAAATCCACCACCAGCACTTCCACCACCAGGGCCTACGAGGGCGCCGCCACCTTGCCCCGCAACCCCTACGGCTGAAGCTCCTCCACCACCACCACCAAGAAATAGGTTGTTGGTTCCTGTGCCTGTGCCCCCAAAAGAACCACTTGGGGCAAAGTTCATAGCAGTGCCGCCTGCCAGATTTGTTCCTGAAGCGGATTGGCCATTGTAGTTGGCACCGCCACCACCACCACCCGATGCGACCGCCGCCCCTCCTGAAGCACCACCGCCACCGCCGCCGCCATAGAATTTTGTGCCGAAACTTGAAATACCGCCTATGCCGCCAACTGGCGTTCCTGATGTGCCCGCACTACCACCAACGCCAACGGTGATGGTTTCTGTGGCGCCAACATCTGACGCCTGAATTACAGCGACCATCCAGCCAGCACCACCACCACCGCCCCCGCCAGACCCGCCGCCTACGGCAGCATAAGTGCCACCAAAACCACCACCACCGCCGCCACCAACGACGAGCACGGAAACAAATCGGGCGTTGCTGGATTTGGTGTATGTGCCGCTGCCGGTGAACGTTTGAACCAGGCGCGCGCCCGGTGCGATTGCTCGCAATGCCATTAGACGCCACTCCCGCGCGTGATCCGCACAACCGCCGTGCCCGCCGCCGTGATGCCTGCGACGTTCAACCCGCTGCCTGCGTTGTCAACCCGGACGGTGCTGATTTCGCCCGCCAGAAGCGGAAAAGAGCCGTCGCTGGAAGCGTTGGCGACACCGCCGGCCGTGGCCGTCACGCCGGAATTGCCGAACGCAAGGAACGCCGTGCTCGGCCCTTCATTGCGCAAAAGCAGGGTATCGCCCACCGTGCCCAACACGACGTTTGCGCTGCCGCTGGTAGTAGTGCAAGCAAGCGTGCTAGTTTGCTCAGGGAAGAACGCTTGAAACGCAGTGGGAATAGCGGTCATTACTCAGGCTCCTTTGCCGGCGCCGGCTGCTGCGCCGCTTGCATGGCGGTTTCGAACTTCTGGATCGCTTGCAACCGCGCATGGAACGGCACCGGATGTTCGATCATCGCGGCATACAGAACCTGCCACACGTCGGCGGGGAGGGAGGGGGAGAGGTTCATATCTGGTTCCACTGCGTTCCGTTGTAGATGATGGTAGCGCGGCCATAGTTGGTGTTGATGACCAGCGTAGCGGCACCGTCAATAGTGCCTGCCGCCGGAGTAATGGTGATGTTGTTTGCTGCTGCGTCACCTTTGCCGTCTTTGATGACATATCGCCGCTTCGTGACACCTGCCGGAATGTTTACGGTTGTGGCCGCGCCGACTGTCTTGTTGACGATCACAACGTCATCCGTTGCACCTACCGTCACGGCGCCCGCTGCGGTCACGACGCGGGTTGCAAGCAACATGCCCGTTGTGGTGGTGGTGCCGGCGCCATCGACAAGGAAGCCTGTCGAGCGCAGGAAACCACTGGAAAAAGTCACGGCGCTGTAGTCGATGCCCCATGCCGCCGCCATCGCAGGGCCCCCGCCAATGGTTGCGGCGTAGGTGCCGTGGATTGTGCCCGTCGCGATGATCGGCCACCACCCCTCGGGGGAGCCCACGGCAAAGCCAACAGACCAGCCCGGCGCTGTCCCGCTAGCTTGGTTGTTAATACCAATTGCATAATCGGCCACCGTGCCCGCAACGGCATCATCGACCCATTGCACGACCTTGAAGCCGACCTTGTAAGCAACAGATGTGCCGGTCTGCACGGAGACATCGACTTCCTCGCCGACTAAGGAGTTCCAATACAACCCCGCTCCGGTCTTTAGGCGCGCGGAGTGGTTTGTTGCAAAGAGGTTGCCCCGTGTATTACCCGCGCCAGCGGTGCCGCCTGCGCTATGTGCCGCCTCGCCAAAGCAGGCGCCGGCAACATAGTACTGACCAACGGCCGATGTCGTCACGCCCTGTTGCGACATGAACACGCTATGCGTCGTGCGTCCGCCGACAGCGCCAGCCGAAATGGTATGGCCGAAATAGTTGACGTTGACGCCGCCGCCGGATGCCGCAGACGAATTTACCGTGTCGGTATCGACGTTAAACTGTCGGAAAAACGCCGCACCGGAGGTGACAGTGCCAAAAGCATTCCCCCCCACCGAAAACGGGGCCGTGGACATCAGACCAGACACGGGGGAAATATAACTGGAATGCACGAACGGCTGCCTTGCAGTGCCGTCACCAACCGTCAAACTCTTTGTGTAAACTGCGCCGGAGCCCTTCGGCGTTAGTGTAATCCCTACGTTGGCGTCACTACCCGCCGCCGCAATAACCGGGCTGCTAGCGGATGCCGCGCCCGTGATCGTCAAGTAATTGGCGAAATTGCTGCCAAGCGTGGTCGTGCCTGTAAACGTCGGGGACGTGAAAAGCTGCGCAACCGTGGCCTTGCGCGTCGTGCCAGTCAGAGGTCCGGTGCTGCCCTGCGTCACAGGGAGAATATCGGTCGTGCCAACAGAGGCAACCGCCCCAAGCTGCGAGATGTATTGGATCGCGGTCACGATTTGCGCCCCTCAAGCTGGGC